ATTCGAGACGAAAGTTTCCCCCGCTGCCCCCTCGAAAACGTCAAATCGCAGGCCGATTGCCTATAAATAAGCAAGGGGGGTGTCTAAGTCTATGTGATTAGGGAATAACGAAAGACTGTATGAATGTCTTTTACATCGCTTTGGTGATGTTATTACTATAGGCGCAGCCACAATCGGAATTGTATAATCCACAGCCTGGTTTTCGTTAGTGCTTGTTTTTCGTTGTCCACCCCTTTTGACTTTAGCTGTATGCACAATGTAAACACAACCTAGTAACACCTAATGCCTACCTAATGCCTACCTAATGCCTACCTAATGCCTACCTACTGCCTACCTACTGCCTACCTACTGCCTACCTATGATCTACCTATGATCTACCTATTGCCTACCGAGGTGCTTGCACTTTTCGAATAGACTGTAAGCACCCAAGAAAAGACACGATGAACTTTTTTTGTTTTTTATTTGTAAGATCACTTAGATTAGGCCATTACTGTAATTGTAATGAAAAACCAACAAGACCAACAAGACCAAGAAACCACAACCTACGGACGCTTTACGCTTAACTTAGAGCGTGACGGTGACACCATATTTTCAACCGTAAGTCATCCAAGTGGCTACAGCGGATCGCTCGCTTCTTTGGAAGGGCTTGGCTATCTTGAAAATGAAACATGGACCAAGCGCAAGCCAGTCCCTCAAAAGGTGATTCAATACTTTTTGAGTGTGGAGGACTCTTTCACGGGCTAGATGTTAATTCCTAGGATTCCTCGCTTGACGCGGGGGGTCCGATGGAGTTAACAGTCACTCCGCTTACATTATGAAAAAGACAGAAAACACAATCAGAGGCCGCAAGGTCATTCAACAAGGCAACCGCTTAGTCGTAGAGGTTAACACCGGAAGAGGAAAGGCATTTGCCAACATCCCAAAGGAAGACCTAACAACCGCCACAAGGAAACTAGGAAGCAACCGAGGCAAAACCCGCTTATGGTTAGAAGGTACAATACTAAGCGCCCAAGGCTGGCACACTGGTGACCGCTTTGATGTTGTATGGATCGACGGTGTCCTAAAATACGCCAAGAACACCAACGGAAAGCGAAAGGTTGCCGGTAAGATTGGAAGGCCGATAATCGACACAAACACCGACAAACTTAGCGACACCTTGAACGCTAAGGCGGGGGATGTTGTTAATGTTATCGCCACCGCGGATTCAATCACTGTCCAAAAGTAGAGAGCCATGATTGATCCACACGCCATGACCGGTCCTTTATGGATTCTCCTCTTCCTGTTCACCTTCCTTCCTTTGTGTTACTTCACGGTCGCTTTCAACATGGAGCGAACTAGAAGACGCTTCGAAAAGATGAGGGACCAAGCCGAGTCCAAAAGATCACGCGAAGACTTTCGCCTGTAACAACAAAGAAAAACAACATTATGAAAATAACTAAAGAAACCGAGAAAGAGCTCCTCATTGCATTACTGGATACTTTCACCAGAACAAATGATCTTATGAACGTCTATAAATCAGACGGTAGTATTTTGATGACTGTGGAAGACGCAAAGACACTCGTTGAAGGAATGAAAGATACGGCCACACCTGAGCAAATTGAATTTGAGTCTTCACTAGATACGCTTCTCCATGAATTCGAGGATCATTTCCCCGAGCTTGGCGGTCCACGTTCCTCATTCTATGAGCTATTCTATATTTGGCGAAACAGAGTCCAAGTCGATTTACGGTCAAAATATAACAACCTTTAACGCGCGTTAATTCCTAGAGCTCCTCGCATGTCGGGGGGTTTTATGGAGTCAATGACCTCCAACTAAACTATGAAAAAAACATTAAAGACCAAAGAGCAGAGATGTCGTGAAGAAAACATCCAACACGGATGGGCTCAGATAGAGCGATACCTAAATAACGTGCTTCATCATTTCAAAGATGCACGCGAAGCGGGAAACATCAATGAGCGATTGTCTGAGATCGAAAGACATACAAGAGCCGCCAAGGATCTTTACGATTACTTGGACAATTTCGCAACAATTAAAGCCTCCCTTTAAGATGAGTCGTAAAGTGAAATTAGAAGGATTAAACGACTTTCCCGCATCCGTTAAACTCTTTTTAGAGGAAGATGTTATTTCCAAATTTCATGCGGAATCGAGGAAAGACTACAAAGACAAACTTTTCGACCTTATCGAGAAGCATGAACTTTATCACGAATGGATTGACACTTGTACATACCAGACAAGAGGACGCTATGACATTGAGGTGAAAATCCTTGAATCATTCCGTGTCTGTTCCCGTGAGACATGGGAGAAGCGCAAGGCTCTTTATGAAACCAAAAACAAGTAGAACGAAATGCAATACATCAAAACAAAATATTTAGGACCGACAAACCACAGGGGATCCCGTGTCAAAGCGGTAACATCCTACGGGGAAACCTCGGTTACTATGTCTTGGGATCATGCGCTAGATTCATTCGAAAATCACAAAGCAGCGGCGCTGGCCTTGATCTCTAAACTAGATTGGGGCGGGGAAAGATATTACGCCGGAGGATCCAACACTGGATATGTGTTTGTGGCTGGCCATGAGTTTGCCTCTTTTGTTAATCCTAACGCCGTCGAAAACGAATTCGTAAGGTAACACCATGAACAAATTCGAAGAAATCCTATGGTTATTCTTCTCGCTCCTTTCCGCTTACTTAGCGTGGGAACTATTCCGAGGAGGTAACTAGCACCATCACACCGCAACACCGCCACAAGCGCTCCTTGGTTAATCCTTGGGGCGCTTTTTTGTTACCTTTGGAAAAAACATCTTGTATCATGGCGCGTTCTTTGGTAATCGTCTTTCATGGCAAACATACAAGACCTATTTGAAGTTACCTTTATCAATCGTTGGGCCGGTAAAGCTCGGGAGGAGGTAGAAAGTCGGAACATTAAATTCTGGCTTAAGATGTTACCCAAAACCACAAGGGGGCTATCGTTGGGCGTAATCGACAAGGTGATCCTTAGCGAGGTCAAGAAGGGTAACAAACCTTCCACCATCAACTCCAAGCTACAGACACTTAAAACCACCCTGGATTTCACACGGGAGCGAGGGTTGCATGATGTTACCTTTAAGATCCCACGCCTAAAGCAACCCAGTGACGCTAGGATGTCGTTCTTTAGTGACTCGGACCAAGAGGCCATTGAGGCTTTGATTGATGACAACGGCTTTCGGTTGTTCTTCGTGTGGTCTATTGAGACTGGGCTTCGACCGAGTGAATCGTTGGGCCTAAAGTCCTCCATGATCCGCCGTGATCCAGTCGTTGGGCCGGTGATCGACATAATCAAGACAAAGAACGGGGAGCCAAGGACCATCCCATTAACAACCAAGGCTCTTGAGGCCCTCGAAACCGTTGGGGAGTGGAAGCGATACACCAGCTACCGGATCACAAGGGAGTGGGCAAGGTTACGCCGGAAAGACCCGGAGGCTTTGAAGGACTTTGTGTTTTATACGTGCCGCCACACGTGTGCAACTAGGTTGTTATCCAAGGGTGTTAACATAAAGGTGGTGCAATCTTGGATGGGACACAAGGACATCAACATGACCCTTCGGTATGCAAAGCTAGTGCCGAGTGATCTTGCAGCAGCCCGTGACATCCTAGAAAAATGAAGCACTTAATACTTACCACCGAGTTGTTCCGTCGGGCTAACATAAACACCATGTATCGCGCCTCGCTCTGCGTTGCCGTTGTGGCTAAACCTGGAATCACCAACACCCAGCTTGCGGCCATGTTGAGGACCAGCCGGGATTCCATACAGGTAGCGTTGCGAAACTTAATCAAGGAGAACCTCGTTCACGTCACCAAGATAATTGACAAGGAAACCAACCGAGCAAAGGAGACCAAGGTTTTTCCCACTCCCTATCTCAAAGATGTTATTGCTGAAATTAATTACGAAATCCAACACCCTGCAACCACCATATGAGAATACAAAGAAAATACCTAAGCCACCGGGATCAAATAAAAGTTCAAATTCTTGAAGATGAATGCTTGATGTTATCCCAGCGCATTGCTAGGATCGTCAAGAAGCGAGACCGCTTGATGCGGAAGCGCGACAAGATCCTTGATAAGGGACTAGAGGCGTAGGAGAGCTACGCACGTGGTTTACTTGTTTACATCCATCATTGAACACCCTTATCAACTCTTAATGGAACAGCACGACCTCAACCAAGAGATGTTAGATCTTGGGGTCCAACGGTATCGAAAGAACCGGACGACCAACAAAGGTTCCCTTACCAACGCCGGACGACGCATCATGCGTGAAGGTGTGGAGCCGGTTACGTTGGGCCTAGTGGAGTTGGTTCCAACAATAACTAAAATAAAGAACAAGTCACAGTGGCAACGCTGTTTGTGTGATGTTAAAGACTTTCGTCCCATAGCCTTGATAGCTGTTAAAGCTACCCTAGATGTCCTCGACGAGCCTCGTTCCTATGCTAGTGTGTGTTTTCGCCTAGGACGGGCCGTCGAGGACCAACTGCTATCAGACGATTTCATACGTAACCATGAGTTCGGGTCTCGGTTAGTCAAACGCATGCAAGACTTAGCGAGCCGGGGACCAGCAACCCAAAGCGCCTATCTCCACAAGACCGCCCGGAGTGAGGATATGGAGTGGACCGATTGGACACGCCGGGATCGCATCTCGTGTGGCTCCATGTTGTTGGAGATTGTCCATGATCGGACGGGCTTGATTAAGTTTACTGACAAGGTCCAACGCCAACGCCGACACTACAAGCCGATGCGTATGGTGGAGATCTCTGATGTTACGCGTGAGTGGATCAATGAATACGACACCTATCGTGAGTTATTGTTACCGTTCTGGCTACCGATGGTGGAAAGCCCGGAGCCGTGGCAGAAGGTGTTTGGTGGAGGCTACGGTATCAACAAAGACCAAGGACTACCTGTGCTTCCGTTCATTCGCTGCTCTGATCGCAACGTTTTACGCATGGCACCTGACATGCCCCAGGTTTACAACGCGGTCAACCTCATCCAAGAGACACCCTATGCGATTAACAACCGAGTCCTTGAGGTGCTTGAGTGGGCTTGGGATAATGATTTACAGATTGGGTTACCACCTAGGAACGACCTAGAGCTACCTGAGTGGCCCGGTGATCACATGTCGGTGGAGGAAACACGTAACTGGCGGGACGACAAGCGGGAACGGGCTGCTTATAACACCTCGTTGGGTTCACAGCGCATCCTTATCTCTAAGATCTTGATGTTATCCCGGAAGTTCCGCAACGAGCGGATGTTCATGCCGTCATCGTGTGACTTTCGGGGTCGAGTCTATCAGGTGCCAAGCTACCTTAACTACCAAGGCCCGGACCACTGTCGAGGATTGTTACAATTCCACCGAGGGAATCCCATCAAGTCCGACGACGACCTAAGATGGTTGGGAATACACGGTGCTAACTGTTTCGGTAACGACAAGTGTGACTTTGAGACACGCCTAAAGTGGGCCGATGGCTTCACACGGGATGCAATACGGATTGCTAACGACCCGAAGTCCAACCGAGAATGGTGTGCTGCGAATGAGCCTTGGCAAGCCCTTGCGTGGTGCTTTGAGTGGGCGGAGTATCACACAAAACGGTCGAAAAATTTTAGGACGTTCCTTCCGTGTGCAATGGACGCAACCAACAGTGGCCTTCAGCTTCTGTCATTGTTAAGTCGGGATGAGGAGGGATGCTTTGCAACCAACGTGTCACCCACTGACACCCCTCAAGACATCTACAGGTTAGTCTCGGACCACACGTTGGGGAAGTTAAAGCAAGATGCCAAGGATGGACGCGACTACGCACGGCTTTGGGTTGAGTTTGGGATCGACCGGAAGATGTCAAAGAGACCTGTGATGTGTTATAGTTACGGCCTAACTCCTTACTCCAACAGGGATTACGTAGCTGACTGGTATGACACCACCCGAAGAGAGCGTGGAATTGACTGTGTGTTTGGGCGGAGTCACATGTATCCGGCTATTAAATATCTCGGTGACCTCCTGTGGGACAGTATTCAAACTTTGTTAACCAAACCGAAGCAAGTCATGGACTGGTTCCAAGATGTCTCCCGGTTGATGACAAAGCAGGAACTACCGTTGACGTGGACAACACCAAGTGGGTTCCGGGTCAGCCAAGATTATCGCAAGCAAGTGAGTCGAAAGGTCAGCACGTGGTTGAACGGATCGTTAACATCGGTGCGCTTTAAGGATGCTACGGACGACCTCGACCCACGAAAGCAAAGCAACGGTGTCGCACCTAACGTGGTCCACAGTCTTGATGCTGCTGGGTTGGTGTTAACTGTGAACGAAAGTTGGAAGCGTGGCCTGTATGATTTCGCCATGATCCACGACAGCTTCGCAACCCACAGTAACAACTGCGAGACCCTTGCGTCATCACTCCGCGACAGCTTCAGCGAGATGTTCACAAAAGATATTCTTGCAGAGTTGTCTGAAGCGTGGCAGAACGAATCTTACGAGGAGCTACCTAGCCTACCTGACTACGGAACCTTTGATGTTAACACCTTGCGTGACTCTAAATACTTTTTCAGTTGAAGCTGAGAAAAACAAAGAAACCAAAACTATAAAGATAATGAAACAACTGACAACGCCTATAGGCACCGCGTATTACCCGAAGCTAACACAACCGGACACCAAGTTCAACTCGGACGGAGTGTATAGCTGTAAGCTGATTCTTTCAAAGGACGACTTTGAGAAGTTCTCGGCCATCATTGATCCGTGGTTCGAAAAAGAATACGAGCGATTGGTAAAGGAGTCCGGCAAGAAAAAGCTGGATCGCAGCCCAAAGCTACCGTTAAAGCTGAACAACGACAACGAATACGAGGTGTTCGCAAAGCAAGTAGCCCAGCGTGAGACCAGTAAGGGATTGCTTAAGTTCGATGTGGCCTTGTTCGATTCGTCTGGAAAGAAAATTAACAACCCACCGAACATTGGCTCGGGATCTAAGCTGCGCCTTGGTGTGGAGCCGTCGGCCTGGTTCAGTCCTATGATGGGAGTGGGTTACACGCTTCGTTTAAAAGCAGCCCAGATCATTGAGCTTAAGGAGTATGAAGGTGGAGCCGGTGGCTTCTCGTTCGACGCTCAAGAAGGCGGCTTCGTGTCCGAGGATCTTGGCGACGCATTTGAAAACGACAGTAAGGATGCCTCGATTCCGTTCTAAATTCGAACAAAGGCTGGCTCTTGCAATGAAACGTGCGGGAGTCAGCTTTGGCTACGAGACGCAGAGGATAAGTTACCTCAAAAAGCATCATTATACACCGGACTTTATCCTTGATAACGGTGTTATACTTGAGGCTAAGGGGAGGTTTCTTTCTAGCGACCGCGCAAAGCATTTGTTAATTCAAAAGCAGTATGCCGATGACCCGCTGGATATTCGCTTCGTCTTTATGCGAGCCTCGAACACCTTAAACAAAAGGAGTAAGACAACCTATGGAGACTGGTGTGACAAGCACGGCTTTCTTTGGTGCGAGAAGTCTATTCCTCGGTCGTGGTTCGACTAATGTAAAATAACAAAAGACAAGATGTATATAGCAACTCACCAGCCGTGCGATAAGTGCGGTGCATCGGATGCGTTGTGTGTTAACGAAGACCTTTCGACGTTCTGTCATTCGTGTAATACCTATGACAGAGCCGAGGCTACACCAACGCCGCCACAACAAACCAATATGAAAATAACAAGACCCCTTCACTCCGACTCAGACAAGTTCTTGACCGGACGATACAGTGACATTCCAGCACGTCACATAACACTCGACACCTGTAAACACATGCGGTATCGAATCGGAGATTACAACGGACGCGCATGTCACATCGCTGACTACTACGACGACGACCGCAAGCTCCAAGGCCAGAAGCTACGCTTCGAAGGCAAACAATTTATGATCCTTGGTGACATATCGGATCGCTTTTACGGACAACACCTACACCCTATGGGGGGAAGGAAGCTTGTTGTTACCGAAGGCGAGGTTGATGCGTTAAGCGTTAGTCAGATGCAAGAGAACAAGTATGCCTGTGTGTCGTTGCCTACGGGTGCTGCGAGTGCTGCCAAGGTATTCAAGCAGAACCTCAAGTGGCTCGACAAATGGGATGAAGTTATCCTGATGTTTGATGAGGATGAGCATGGACGGAAGGCCGTGGAGGACGTAGTCGGTATCCTTCCCAGTGGTAAAGCTAAGGTCGCCCGGTTACCATTAAAGGATGCGAACGAATGCCTTGTGAACAAGCGAAGCAAGGATGTTATTCACGCCATCTTTCAAGCCAACGCATGGAGACCGGACGCGATCATCTCTGGAAAGGACATCCACGAACGTTTAACAAATCCAAAGAACACCGCAAGCATTCCGTATCCGTTCGACGGTCTTAACACCATGACACGGGGTATTCGCAAAGGCGAGATTGTTACCTTCTGTGCAGGATCGGGCATCGGTAAGTCACAGGTGTGTCGCATCATCGCTCACCACATCCTGACTACCACGGAACACAGTGTAGGTTACATAGCGTTGGAGGAATCCATTGAGCGCACAGCACTCGGCATCGTAGGTCTTGAGATGGGTAAGCTGCTTCACCTTGATCCAGAGATTAATTACGCTGACACCGACTTCGATGAAGCCTACGTCAACACGGTAGGGTCAGGTCGTATGTGGTTATACGATCACTGGGGTAGCCTTGATGCGGATCGGTTACTGTCGCACGTGATGCACATGGCTAAGGCAATGGACGTTGAATACGTGGTTCTTGATCACATCTCCATTGTGGTAAGTGGCATGCAAGATGGAGACGAACGACGGATGATTGATAATGTTATGACTAAGCTTCGCGCTTTGGTTGAGGAGTGCGGTATCGCATTGATCCTGGTGTCACACCTAAAGCGTCCATCGGAAGGCCGAGGCCACGAAGAGGGTAACAAAACTTCCCTTGCTCATCTTAGGGGATCGGCGGCGATTGCCCAGCTATCAGACCTTTGCATAGGACTAGAGCGCAACCAGCAAGACCCTGAGCATAAGCATGTTACAACGGTTCGTGTGTTAAAGAATAGATTCTCAGGTGACACAGGAGTGGCAACAAACCTTGCATTTAATACTGTCACTGGTCGCATGAGTGAGTATACTTTTGAAGAGTTATGAAAGTCTTGGTAGCGTGTGAGTTCTCTGGTGTCGTTCGCGATGCGTTTATTAAGCGCGGTCACGATGCAGTGAGTTGTGACATACTTCCTAGTGAAGCTCCCGGTCCACACCACATGGGTGATGTTAGTGAATTGTTAAACCAAAGATTTGATTTGATGATCGCTCACCCGCCTTGCACCTACCTAACTAACTCAGGAGTCAAGCACTTACACACTGACATTACTCGTTGGTTTAAATTGTTTGATGCGGCTGAGTTCTTTAAGAAGTTACTTAACGCTCCTAACATAACTCACATTGCTGTTGAGAATCCTATCATGCACCGCTATGCTCGCGAGATCATAGGCAGTAAGCAGTCACAGATTGTGCAGCCTTGGATGTTTGGTCACACCGAAAGTAAGGCGACAGGTTTTTGGTTAAAAAATTTACCGCCACTTTTCGAAACGATGAATGTAAAGCAAGAGATGTTATCCCTTCCCAAGAACCAGACACACAAAGTTCACTATGCTTCACCCGGTAAAGATCGGTGGAAGAATAGGTCAGTCACATGTCAAGGCATTGCGGATGCGATGGCTGAACAATGGGGCGAGATGTTAATTTAATGGCTAGGCATCCTTACTCCCTCTTCCTTTGGACGAAGTGAAACAAACCATGACAGCCGGGAACAGACCGGCACCCAACATTAACAACAACTAAGAATGAAAAAACATAAGATACTCTATTTCGATATAGAGACCAACGCTATCGACTTCTGGCCTACCCTTGCTGGCTTAAAAGATCTTCACTGTATCTCCGTCTACGACCCGGATGCACGTAAGATGCACTCGTTTAGTTCCAATGCTAACAACCTAGATGAAGGTGTGGCCATGTTGAACTCAGCCCATAACATCTGTGGCCACAACGCGATCAACTTTGATGCACCGGCCCTCCGAAAGCTAGGCTATGAGATAACAGCACGGGTGGTTGACACCAAGGTCATGTCACAGGTGATACACCCTGATCTCTTTACGGAAGACTGTAGACGTGGCGAAGAGTTTCCAAAGAACCTACGAGGACGACACAGCTTGAAGGCATGGGGTCTCCGCTTGGGTAACGAAAAGGACGACCACGGTGCCACCGAAGACTGGACCCAATGGAGCCAAGAGATGCAAGACTACTGTGAGCAGGATGTTAATGTGGTGGTGGATCTGTTCCTTCACTTCATGTCCGGTAAGCCATCAGCAGAGATGTTATTTCTTGAGCATGACTTTGCTGAGTTGATGACACAACAGGAGATGAACGGGTGGCCCTTCGATGTGGATAAAGCTAACGAGCTTGCTGAAGAACTTATGGCACGTCGGGCTGAACTCCGTGACCAACTCCAAGACATGTTCCCGTCAACCACCGAGGAGA